CCATGGAAAGACGCAGGTTATGTAGCTTGGTTAGGATGGGGTGGAACGTCAGGCATAAATTGGGCAGCTAAAAAGCTCCAACAAATCGACAAGAAATGAGGACAGACTACCAAACTTTAATTATTAACGCAAGCACTTTCACAATATCATTGACTAATATAGACGTCATACTAAAGATCGTATTGATCGGCGTAACCATAGGATATACGGTACATAAATGGTATCTGTTAAATAAAAACAGTAAGAAATAATGTCTAAAAAGAAATTTTCAGAAACGAAGGTTGGGAGGTTCTTGATTAAAGCAGGATCTAGTCTGGGAGAGGCTTTGCCCGAGAGTGGTTTTTTAGGCGTTTTAAGAGGCTTAATTACTAGCGATAGTAAACTAACTCCTGAGGACAAAGAAACGGCATTAAAGCTATTAGATATTGATATAACTGAAATGCAAGAGATCTCTAAGAGATGGGACTCGGACATGAAGTCAGATTCTTTCTTGTCTAAGAATACAAGACCTTTAACTTTACTGTTTCTTACAGTATCGATGGTGTTCTTAATTGTTCTAGACTCTTTAAATATTGATTTCGGAGTTTCTGTTGAATGGATTGATTTACTTAAATCTCTTCTTATTACGGTTTATGTAGCTTATTTCGGATCTAGAGGAGTCGAGAAATTCAAGGCAATCGGCAAGTAGGATTCCATAAAGTGCCGTTTATATTACTTTTAACTATATATTTTTGAAGAAATTTACTAAGAATTTTAGAAAAAGTTTAAAGTTATTACTTTTTTTTAGGATAACCTAATAAATTATTGTACATTTATCTGTTTACCTATAAATATGCATGGCAAAAAAACCTTCCAGAAGCAAAGTTGTAAAACAATTAGACTCAGTTTTTAGTCAATATATAAGACAGAGAGAAGCGGTTAATGAAATAGCCACTTGTTTTACGTGCGGTAAAAGAGATCACTGGAAACGCTTACAAAACGGACACTTTCAAAGCCGTAAACACTATTCAACTAGATGGGACGAAACTAATTGCCAAGTACAATGTGCAGGATGCAATGTGTTTAAATATGGAGAGCAGTTTTTGTTTGGTCAGAACCTTGATATTAAATATGGCTTAGGAACGTCTAACGATCTATATATAAAAGCTAAAAAAACAGTTAAAATATCTACAGTCGAATTACAGGACATGATAAAACATTATAAAAGTTTTGTTGTTACAACGTAATAGCCTATATTTGAGGGTTCTGTTTATTATAAAAGAGGAGTGGAAGTGGTTTCTACTCTTTTTTTTTGCGTTTAATTTGTTTTTATTAAATTTTTTATATTATATTTACGGAACAATTAATAAATAGAACACATGAATAACAAGGTATTACAGATTTTAGCAAAACAAGAGATCGCATTTAATAAGAAGCATCTCGGAATCGAAACGTCAATGGACGAAGCTCTAAATAAACAGAGGGAAAAACTAGCTAGACTTGAAAGAGAAGATAATTTTCCATATTAAAAACAATTAAATAAACAGACACATGAAAAACGAGACACAATTAGATCAAATCAAATCAGAGATTATCACATTAGAGATCAAACTAGCTCACGCAGCTATGTATCGAGACGCTTTCTCACAACTTCAATTATACAAGGAGCTACAGGAAAGAAAAGCATTTAAAGAGACGCTAGAATGGATGTAAAATATAACGTATCACACGACGTAAAAAACGAGATCCTTAAATATCAGGATGAGAGAATAAAAGCCTTAATGAAAAGAGTCGAAACACTAGAGAAGGAAGTCAAGGTAAATTCGCTCACTAAAAAAATTCTAGACTTACAGAATCAGGTCGAGGATCTAAACCAAGAAATCGTAAATATTAACTATAAACAGACAGTAAAATGAACAGAGACAAATTAGTAGAATTATACAAGAAGTATGATTTAACCGCAGAAGACGTATTTAAGCATCAGCACTACGTTATTATTACTAGACAAGGAATCGACAAGATTCAGGGCATTGAAAAGATCAACATAAATTACGAGGTTATTCAATGTACACCCAATTTCTCAGTCATGAGAGCTACGGCAACAAAAGAAGGGGCAAGAGTAGAAACATTCGGATCAGCACTAAAAGGCGATAATTTCAAAGACGGAAATTGTAATAGTTGGTACGTCGCTGAAATGGCAGAAAAGAGAGCTATGAGCAGAGCCGTTTTAAAGCTCACAGGATTTTATGAGCTAGGCGTATTCGGCGAGGACGAAGCAGACAATTTTAAAAAACCAGTAACAATCAAAAAACAATAAAACAATGGGAGCAATTATTAACGCAAGTATCGACATCAAAGCATTACCTAACCACAAATTTCAAGCAGAGAAAGACGGCAAGGTTTATTACAATTTTACAATCATTTTAAACGACGAAACTCGATTTAAAAACAACGTCTGGATTACAGACAATCAAACACAAGAAGAGAGAGAGGCTAAAATTCCAAGAAAAACACTAGGAAACGGATCAGTAGTCTGGATCGATAACGGCAAAGGTCAAAAAGTAGATAAAGAAGGTATCATTCAATTAGTTGTAAAAGACGAAGCTCCTCAGGCGGAAAACTCTAATTCAATTAAATTGCAAGAGGACGGTTTACCGTTTTAAGAAACCACCTTTTTATTAATCAGAGGGGATGGGTATAAAATTCATCCCCTTTTTTATATCTACATTTTATAATGACCGAGAAAGAAACAGAACACGAGTTGTTAATGCAGGTTATTCAAGAGGATTGCCACGTTGATACATCAAAAAAAATAGATTATCCACCCGTCGCTTTATCATACGGGACAAAATTAATAAATTCAAAGGAAGGAGTCAAAGAGTTACCGATACCACTAGGAACTTACGGCAATTTATCAGTCGTTACCGCTCCACCTAAAACTAAAAAGACGTTTTTCATTTCGTTACTAGCATCAGTTTATTTAAGCGGATCTAATGTTTACGGAGGAGACATAAAAGGTCACAGAGGCGAAGGTCATTTAATACACTTCGATACCGAACAAGGGCTATGGCATTGTCAAAAGGTATTCAAGCGATTACACGATATGGACTACAACTTAGATAATAAAAAATATCATACCTTTGGATTACGAGCGATCGGTTATAAGCGACGCATCGAGTTTATAGAATATTTTCTATCTAGGAATATAGATACGCCATCTCTGGTTATAATAGACGGCATAGCGGATCTCGTTAGCGACGTTAATAATCTAGAAGAGTCAAACGCAGTAGTACAGAAGCTCATGGAGTGGTCGGCGAATTATAATTGCCACATAATAAACGTCATCCATCAAAACTTCGGATCTACCAAATTAGGGACTGGTCATCTAGGTAGCTTTTTAGAAAAAAAGGCAGAGACAGTAATACAACTCGAAGCGAATACCGTCAACAAAAACTGGGTCACAGTTAATTGCGGCAGGAGCAGAGGCTACGCTTTCGAGACATTTAGTTTTCAAGTTAATGACATAGGATTGCCCGTCATCGTCGGCGACATTTACGATCCTCTAAAAAAATATGATTAGAGAAAAATTAATTTTAATAGCAAAAAAACACGATACGTGGGTCGAGATAGTACAGACATTTGGCTGCACAAAAAGAATAGCCGAAGACATTACTCAGGAGATGTACATTAAAATTCAGTTACAACTCGAAAAGGGAACTCTGGACATCATGTTTAAAGACGAAATTAATTACTATTATATTTTCAAAACGCTTAAAACACTATTTGTCGATCTAAAAAGAAAGGGCAAGAACGTTTACATCATATCTCTAGATGAGCATTTAGAAGAGAACGGCGATGACAACTACGCTTACAATGAAGTAAACTATGTTGAGGCATACGAACGGGTCACAGACGAGCTTAAAAAAATGGAGTGGTACGACAGACGGATCTTCGAGATAATCAACGGAGGCGAAAAAATAGCAGAGTTTTCAAGACGATCAAATATCGGTTATTACGCTCTGTATTTCACATATAAGAAAGTAAAGGACAAACTTAAAAAGAAGCTATGATAAACATACCCGTATTAGAAACAGATAAAGACTTCGCAAGAGACCAGATAAAAGCCTTTGAGCAAATAAAAGAAGGTCAATATAGATACACAGACGTCGAGGCTTGGCGAGGAGTCGTATGTGAAATGCTAACGGGTAAATGGCTAGAGCAAAATTACAACGTAGAAAAACCTGCCAAGGGATTAGACAACTCAGGTTTATACGACGATTGCGATATGGTTATTAATTCTAAAAAAGTAGAAATAAAATCAGCCACTAAAAATTACTTTAAATACATCATGCCAAAAGTAGCCACCGTTCTAGGAAAACCAAAGGATGTATATATAGGCGTTAAATACAACGAAACTGTAGAACCGAACGTAGTTAGTATTGTCGGATTTATAAAGCATAAGGAGGTCGTAAAATGCCCTATAAAACGAAACAAGGGATCAGCTTACTATGAGATTCCGTTAAACACTTTAAAAAAATTCA